CAGCTTGCAGCAAGCTCTTCTGGTACGCCGTCGCCAACGATGGAGTGCAGCTGGCCGTTGTGGGTCCCAGCTTTCGGCAAAGCAAGCTGGTAATTCGCAAGATCAACTCATTCATCCAACAGAGCCTTCCCAAGGATGTCCCCTACCGGGAAATCCTAGTCGGAAGGAAACCGCTGAAGACGAAGGTCTCCCTAGTCAACGGCTCAATCATCGAAGCCTACCCATGCAACCCCGACACCATACGCGGGCCAACATTGAATGGAATCCTGGCGACAGAGTTCAACTTCGTCCGTGACGACGTCGACCTGTACGACGCTATTCTTTTCACACTTGGGACAACGAACGGTTTCTTCATCGCTAACTCGACGCCCTGGTCCCGCAATCACATATTCTATAAAATTTGCAACGACCCTGAGTTCGATGATTACAGCCGTCACCATGTCAACTGGGAACAAGCCCTGGAACCAAACGGACCCCTGAAGAAAGGGATCCTTGCGAAGATCAAGAAACAGTTCGCCAGCGACCCGTGGCGTTGGCGCCGTGAGATGGAAGCAGAGTGGAGCGAAGACGACGATTGCTGGCTCCCTACTTCGCTAATCACTGGCTGTACGGATCCGGAAATGGAGATTAAGGAATTTGGCGGCGAACTCCACAGCTTCTGGTCAACAGACCTCCCCCCAGACCTCCCGCGCTGACTACTGGGTCGGCGTCGACCTCGGGAAGAAAGTCGACTACAGTGTCGTGGCAGTCATAAGGAAGGACGGTGACATCTTCCGCCTAGTGGGCCTGAAGATCTTCCCGCTCGGAACAGACTACACAGGCGAGACAGGCGTCATCAGCTTCCTCAAAGTCCTCAACCAGAAACTGCAAACCATCCACAAGATTCTCATGGACCAGACCGGCGTTGGAGAGAGCGTCGTAGAAGAAGCGAAGAAATCAGTACCCCACGTCGGGGGCATAATGCTCTCGGAGTCATCCAAGCAAGACATCATGAACTTCCTCAAGATGATGATGCAACAGAAACGGCTCCTAATCGCCTACCAACTCGATGTAGCCAACGAACTGAACATTGAACGGTTCCAACTCACGAAGGCAGGCAAGATTCAGTACAGCCACCCAGACGGTACCCATGACGACCGCACCTGGGCCGTCGCCCTGGCCGTATTCGCAACAAGAGGCCCAACGGTCCCTGGTTTCAAACCGTACTCACGATCGTTTGGTTGAGGCTCAATTGTCGGCGAAGCACGTACTCCTGCAGTTGCTGAAGTTCGGTGTCAGCGGACTCGTTGGTGTTTCGGTTAGCACCGTGCTCTATTACGGTTTGAAGGGCCAGCTACCGGACCTGTTCTGGACCGTGCTGTTGTACCGGTTCAATGCGGTTGATGTGGGATTCTATGAGCTCACCACAATCATCGGGGGCACCGTCCACTTCCTGTTGAGTAAGGTTTGGGTCTTCGAAAAGAAATGACTAAGGCAAAGAACAAACCACCGCCTCGTAAGCGGCGTAAGCGTTCCGTAACAAACAAGCGAAACGCGACAACTAAGCGGCCGATGATGGCCACCAAACGGGCCGAGGTGAGAGACCATCGTCCCTTAGCAGGGACCAGGGTCGCCGGTTCAAGTGGCCTCGGCGACTTCTCAGCTCTCGAACGGATCCCAGGCGTTACAGTGAAAGAGAACACGATCTCCTTCCCGTATCTAGGAACGCCCCAAGGCGTTCGTATTGCTGTTCATTCTAGCTCGAGGCGTGTTGCTGAAGCAGCCGCAATGCAACTAAGCGGCCTCCCTCTGAGTCGTCAGCTCTCAGCCGCCAAGTCCCAATATTATCTTGGGATGACGCAAACCATCTTCGACGCTTACAAGGGGATGGAGAAGCACTACCGCGCCTATCGTATGGATGCGCTCGTGCGCGGCTGCATCAACGCCCTCGCCTACTGGACCACGAAGGAGTCTTTCGACGCTGTTCTGGAACCGGTCGGCGAAGGCCTAACCCCGCAGCAAGAGGAAAAGATCATTGCTGATAATTTGCCGTTGAAACAGTGGATTGACAAAATCAACCTCCGCGTCGACCTCGACCATGTTCTGTATGCCGGCATCATCGGTGCCAAGATTTACGGCAAGAAAGGTTTCGAAATTGAACTCAACGCGAAGATGGAACCGAATCGCCTAATCTCCCTCCCACTCCTAACCATCTACGACCTGCGCCCCGACGTCGACGAGGACTGGGTGCTGCAAGGGTTCTGGTGGCGTGGCCAAAAAGACTTCTACAAACCAAGCGAGTTACTCTATTTCACAAACAACTCTCTCGAATCAGATTGGGAAGGCCTCAGCGAGATCGAACCAGTCCTAGACGACGTGATCACCAGGGCCAAGATCCGCATAGAAGACCTCCAAGAGGCTGCGACAACTCTCTGGGCCGGCATAGCCATACACAGCCTAGATGTGGATCGCCTGCCTGCCGGATTAACCGACGCCGACGTGCAGGACCTCATTAACACGCACATCGCATCGCTGCGTCCTGGAAAGCATATTGCCACAGACAATCGTTGGACCGTTCAGGTTATCGACATCAAGCCTGACCTCCCAGGCCTCGTCGCAGTCAAGACCGACCTAGACCAGGAGATCATTGGGAACTTTCAGGTTCCGAAATTCATTCTTAATCGCACCGAAGCCGTGAACCGGGCAACAAGCTATAGTCAACTGGAGTCCTTTGTCGATGGCCCAATAACGGCTATTCAACGGTGGGTGCAGCTTATTGTTGAGCAGCAATGGTACGACCCTCTGACACGCTTCTACCTCAAGACTCCCACGGGCCAGGATCCGCCGGTGCGTGTGCGGCATCGGTGGCGTGAGATTCGCACAACCGACTTCTTCGCACTCCTCACCGCAGTCTCAGTTGCCTACGACGGTGGGCTGGGATTCGTGAACTTAGAGAAGGCGTACGAGATCATGCGGGATGGACCCTCTTCCGCTTTTGACCCCGCGGAGGTCAAAGAGCCGGTAGCAACGCAGCCACCTAGCCCAACCGGCCCAGCAACTGAAGAGCCGGAATCCCCCGCTGAAGTCAAAGAGGAAACGGAACAACAAGAGCTAGAAGGACAATGAGACCGAGAAAAGAAATCGAAGCCGACGCAAAGTCCGGAAACCCACTCGACGCTCTCCGCCTCGAGGTACTCCTAGACATACGGGATCTGCAGCTACGTGCGAGGCGCCCATCAATGGTTCTCAGTGAAGCATGATGGGAAAGAAGGGCCTTGTCAAGTCTTCGTGGGTTCAAAGGATTACGAGAAAACAACAATAATCTATCAAACTAGCCGCATTATATACAGTTCGGATGAGGTCACTAAAGCAAGTCTATTAAAGTGACAGCGGAAACTAGTACTCCACCAGGTGTAGTTCGCATAAGTTCGGCGTTGGGAAATGCCCGATTTCGGAAAGTTGATTGATGAAGCCGCGATAGTCGAATCACGACTCGCAGCTATGCAAAGGGTAGGTAAAGTTGACAGGAAAATCGGGCCACATCTCGACCATTTGGTCATGTATTCTAGCAAACAAGAACAATTTTGGGGAAATGCAAACCCCTCACCTGCTAACTTCACAATGTATCACTCTTGGCGAAACCTTCGACTGATATTCTCCAAGATGCGCGTAAGATTCGCGCAGGCACACGTGGCACATGACAACCCTCTCGTAGTCGAACAAGCAAGAATGATTTTTCCGCGCATTCTTACGACAATCGCGACTCTCGTGTCCATGGAAAGCGACCCAACTCAAACTAATTCAGACGATGTGATGAATTATGTGCGCGAATTGCGTTCATCTGCCCGGGCAGTCCAAATGATTGACCCTAGGGATAACCTGAAGGGAGTGGACAAGGCGAAGTTGATTACGGCCTTCGACGAGTTATTGAAGCCGATGACGACTTCTGACTGACAATAAGGTTCTCATCGAGACATCGGTTTTACTGTCTGGTTCGATTTACGCGGCGAAGGCAGGCGTTGTTCAGTTCAAGGACACCCACTTCGATAGGTCAATGCGGCTCTTTGGATATCTGAAAGCCCATCGTGAAATTGGACTTGTAACCAAAACTGTCGAAATTGAGGCATCACACAAACTAAACAGTGCTGTTACACAGCGTCTCAATCCAAGCCTTTCAAATGAAATACGCTCCACGGTTCTGAACCTTTGTTGGGACAGGATGCACGAGCTTCTTGGTTGTTTAGCTATGGTGGATGTCACGAATAAGTCACGGTTGGCCGAAAGATTAGGGGATGTTGTGACCATGTACGGAAAACTGTTGGGTGCGGCAAGACAGACGGCGGGTTCTAAGGTGAGGAGTCATGTGAAAAGCCGCCTAACGACAGTACCCCCATATCTCAGAGGCATTGCTTCAAACATATACGCTAGGCAATTTTTGGTTGATAGGACGCAGCTTAGACGGCTTCTAGGTAAATCGCCAAGTCTTAACGACCAAACCATACTCGCCGAAGCAGCCTGTCTAACGGAAGTCTACAATAAGATCGAGGCGACTACAATGTTTCTTGCTTCGACAGACTTGTTATTTTCTCCAATGCTAAACGAAGATGGGACGGTGAAATCAGACATAATTACAGTTGAGATTAGACAAAGGTTTTCGGTTGAGTGTGACTGGCCGCATCGCATATCGCAACGCCTTGAGTGAGTTAAGAGATAATGTCTGTGGTGGTCGGACATCAGAAGTTTTTCTAATCCAGAACACCGCAACCCACCCGGCGAAACTTGACAACGACAAAGTAGGAAGGCGCCGACGACAACTTGAGAGAATCGAAAGAAGGGAATACGACGCCGCGGCCTGCAGCCAAGCGGTGAGCATGCGCCCGGTAGGAATCCTCCGCACAAGACGCCGAAAGCCACGCTTGAAGAGAGTTTCAGTCCCTAGTTTGCTGATGAAAGCTTGAGCACTGCCTCAACCGGATACTGTCCCTACTGCGGCTATCCCCTCGCTACAGTTGAGGCAGCCGACGGTACAATCATCAAAAAATGCATTTGGTGCATGCAAACTTAGCGCTCTACGCTTTCGGTCTAGAATTTACTGCTCGCAACAGACGATCATAACGAAGTCAATCAAGTAAGACGTGTAGTTGTCGGTTGACCAGTTTTCATTCCCCATCTTTTAGCAACGTCTGAGCATTAGGCCCAGCAAGCTACACTTTTTTACAGATCTAGCCACGCCATTTTCCGTTATGGTAATTGCTCCGGCTAACTGTTGTAATGTTGTGTTCGGTAGTTTCGCAAGCCAGATTTGTCCATAGCCAACGATATTGTCTGTTGCGGCATAGAAAACGTAGATCCCATCTGGCCTAACAACCACTTCCTGGTCCCCAATCTGGTCGAATCGACTGCCTTCAATGGTGCGAGCAATTAACGGACTCGTCTTCCAGAACACCTGCGTCCAATGTACGCCGTCAGTTGAGGTTGACAACGCTATTTGCAAAGGCACTTTAGAGTAGTCATTCCAAAACATGTAGTAAACCCCGCTGTCGTAAAGCACATCTTGGTTTCCAACCCTGAAACCTTGACGCCTCCCGCCAAGCACAGGATTCACGGAGTTCCTTACCCAGTCGTGGATTCCGTCAGGAGACGATGCCAAGCATGAAGCCCAATAGCTAGAGGAACGGAAGGTGGCAAGGGTGGCTGTGCATTCGTAGTACATTAGCCAAGTGCCGTTCGGCAACTGGAGAACTGAAGGATTCCACTTGTAGTTGTCGTAGGGTTGATTCGGCGGCAACACGCCGTATTGCTGTGCGAAGTGAGTCCAATGGATCCCATCTTGGCTATATTGGGTCAACAAGCCCCGAGTGTAAAAGAACAGAGTAGTTGAGTTGTATCTTACAATCATGCTTAATCGCTGGTCTGTAACCTTACCAAACTTCGTCCAATGCAGGGCATCGGAACTTTCAGCGTAACAAGTTTGAGACTGGTGCCACTCGTTGCAGCTGTACCACATTCTCCAAACATCATTCTCGTAGATAACCGTGGGCTCCCCAATCGCTCCCGAACCGCCACCCTCCACTGCAAGACTTGGAGTCATAATCATGTACTTCTGCCAATTCAAGACAACTGGATACCAAGGTAACGCGATCGACAGAATTATTGTCACTACGAGAAGCGCACTTACCACTAGTTGCGACTTCATACTCATCAAGAGCCAACCTGTGCGCATAAAATAGTTTTCTCGTTCGGCCCCAGATGGGGCGCACGTAGCTGTGGAAGATTTGCATACCAGAAAGAATTGCGTATCCGTTTTCTATAAGGTTCGCATGACGCGTTCTCTGTCCCTGATTTCTCCGTTCACACCTTCCAACTTGTTGTTGTGATCGTGATGGTGTGGGCGACTGAATTTGAACGATAACGTAATCCCCATAAGTTTCATCATCTTGCCTTCGAAGCTTTCAGCGCGACCGTTTCTGGATGTAATCTCAACTAAGGCTGAACACGGGACCTACTGAACTCCCTAGTTGTCCTGGTGATGTGTTTTGATGAGTGTGGAAGATGTGAAAGCAGTGGACTTGCCGGAGATCGCTAAGTTCCCCGACCGTGAGAGTTGCGTAGCCGCGCACATGAAGGAGGGACTTAGCGAAGCGGCGGCTAAGAGAATCTGTGGCCATCTGCCCAGCAAGCAGAGCCTACGGAAGGTTGCGTTCGCGTACCAGGCGACGTTTGAGCCCTACGAGGAACAAGGCAAGCATTTAGCCAAAATTCATGTAATCGATTTGGCGCCGAACCTGAACAAGTGGCAGGTCACGACCACCGCTCGAGCTAAGGCGCTGAAATCCCTACTCGACGCTCCATTGCTGGGTCCGCCAGCTCCTGGAGAACGAGGCAACGTGGTCGGTGGTCCACCAGGCGCACCACACGAAGGCTTATGGTCGCCGATCGGTAAATTCGTCGACTTCCAATCTAACCATGTCACCCACGGCATCGCCGAAATCACCAAGGACTACGCTTGGGACAACATCAAGAACAAGAACTGGAAAGCCGTCAGCCCCTCGGTCCTGGCATTCGTTGAACACCGGGAAGGCGATGTGGACGTTGTGGACGATTTCAATTTCGAACATGTACTCTTCGTCGACAAAGGCGCCTATCCGGACGCGGGGGTTGACGGGACCTGCGACAGCGAAACTAAGTGCGACTTCTACCAGGCGCTGCAGGCTGCCTGCGAGAGTCAGGCCGGCGTATTCTCGATCAATGACCAAGACCTTTCGACTATGAGGAAGGCGGTGCAGAGCGCCCGTGGGATCCTAACCGCGCTCGAGGAACGCCTCGAAATAATCCTGCACATTAAACCGGAACCTGAACCTATGATCGCGCCTTTGGCGCTTTCTTCTCACAAGAGTGTGAGTGATGGGGAGATGAACCCTGTGAGGCCTATTCCAAGCCCTAGCCAGAAGCAAGACCTCGAGACAAAACTGGGCCAGAAAATGGAGGGGGGTAACAAAATGAAAACCACTCAAACATCCCAACTCTCAGCCGCACCACTTACGACCGAGGAACGAAACAACCTCTCAGACAGCGACTTCGCGTACATCGACTCGAAAGGCGGACGGCACCTTCCCATTCACGACGCAGACCACGTTAGGGCTGCGCTTGGCGGTAATGGATGGAGCGCGACGTCGTTCGAGAACGATTCAGCGAAAGCTGAGGCGAAGAAGAAGATCTGTGCAGCTGCCAAGAAATTCGATATTGACAGCGAGTTGTGCGGTACGAAGAGTGGGATGCATCAATCAAAGGAGGAACAGGAAATGTCAGAATGTAACGAATTACAAGCAAAGAACGCAGCCCTCGAAGCAGAACTCACAACGCTCAAGGCCTACAAGGCCGAGGTTGAAAAGAAGCAGCGCATGGCCAAGGTTC